TGCCGGCTCCAATTCAAGCCGGTACGACTTTAAATATTTGGGCCGCCACTTATCAAGTAGGTCGTCCATACAACCTTCTTTTCTGGAATAACGAATTTACGATTCGGCCTGTTCCGGACAACGTTTACTTAGTTGAAATCGAAACGTACCAAACACCCTCCCAATTCATGCAGACAACTAACCATCCTGTGCTTAACCAATGGGCGCAATATATCGCCTATGGAGCCGCAATGGAAATCTTACGCGACCGGCAAGACATGGAAGGAGTAGAAAACCTTAGAGAAGGATTTAAACGGCAAGAGGCGATGGTTCTCGAAAGACAAGCCGTTGAAGAGATTCAGCAACCAAATATCACTCTATTCAATACCACAATGACCGGTTACGGCTATGGGACTGGATGGGGTATTGGACAGGGTTTCTAATGGCAGGATACTCACCGCTTAAAATTACATGTCCGACTACAGGTTTGGTGCAGCAGCGCGAAGAGTTTCTATTGCCTAATGATGCCTATCCCCAATTAGAAAATGCTTATGTCTGGCGTGAAAAACTTCTGAGGAAAAAAGGCTATCAGCTCCTCGGAAGACTTCAAAAAGAAGCAACCATCAACACGGCACTAATCGGTGGCGCGATTGATATCATGGCTCCTTTCGAACCAACAGCAACAATTGTCCCAGGCACTTTAAGTGTAACCGGTGGGACCGATGGAAGCGTCTATACCGATCCTGCCTTAAATGGCGTTTTGGTGGCCACAGGTGGAACCGGAACAGGTGGAAGCATTAATTATACCACCGGAGTCCTAATAATCGCAGGAGGGGGCACAGAAACGATTATAGGGACCGTTGATTATTACCCTGGCTTGCCGGTTATGGGAGTCCGGACGCGCGAGCTTCAAAATAGCGCGAATGACCAAACGGTTTTTTTTGATCAGGCTTATGCATACATCTTCAATAACGGAACTAACTCTTTTCAAGAATTTATTCCAGGAACGACATGGAATGCACACGGTGCCGGAATTGACGGAACAGACTTTTTTTGGTCAACGAACTACTGGGTAAGCCAAACAACAATCCCAGGAACGGCTACCCCATTCTTCACGACGACAAACGTTAAACTTTTCTGGGAAACAAACAACACAGGACAATTTGGGGCACAAGCCGACCCACCAAGAATGACCGATGGGACAACTTGGTATCCTTTTTATGACAATACCACTCCGGCTAACACTCCGTGGGCTAAAATTGATGCGTCTACTTATCTAGTCAACTGGCTATCTAACCTTCCTTTCCGAGGGAGAATGGTAACCTTCAATACTTGGGAAGGAGCTAACGCTGCCAGTGCTAAAAATTTCAATAATAGAATTCGTTGGTCGACGATTGGCAATCCCTTCATTCCTTTTGCTGCTGGCCCTCCGGCTACTGGATCTTGGAGAGATGATATTAGAGGACAAGGAGGCTTTCTTGATATTCCAACTTCTGAGGATATTGTATCTGTCGGTTTTGTTAGGGATAATCTCGTTATTTATTGCGAGCGTTCAACTTGGCAGCTCCGCTATACAGGCCGCTCGATTGCTCCATTTCAGATTGAGCGTGTCAATAGCGAACTCGGTGGCGAAGGTCCGTTCTCGGCGGTCCAATTTGACACCTCCCTTGTCGGAATCGGAGACAAAGGAATCGTCGAGTGCGATAGTTATAAGTCAGAAAGAATCGATATTAAGATTCCGGACTTTGTCTTTACCTTCCAACCAGCACAAAACGGACCTTTCCGTGTGCACGGGGCACGTGACTTCATTAACCGATTAGCTTATTGGACGATTCCTTTGCTTAGTGGTTATGACCCAAGGATTGACCCAGGTTCTTGGATTTTCCCGAACCGCAGGTTGGTTTACAACTACGAAAACGATTCATGGGCTTTATTCACCGATTCATTAACCGCTATCGGGACCTATCAGCCGCAATCAAGCCGGACATGGCTTAATACCCAAGTCCCTTGGATTCGCTGCAATTTCTCATGGATTACCAGCCAACCGCAGGCGATCCCTTCTATTGTCGCCGGAAACCAGCAAGGATTTGTCGAGTATTTAGATGAGTTGAACACTAATGACCCTAGTCTTTACATCTCAAATATCGTAGGGCATGGCGTTGCCGGCACCCCGATCACAGGAACAGCAACAGTTGTCACTTGCCCGAACCATAACATGAATACCGGATATGTGATCGGCATTAGCGGAATCCCAAGTGGGACACCGTATGACAATTTAAATGGGGGTGTTTTTGGAATAATTGTCATTAATGCAAACAGCTTTCAGTTAATGGTTTTTGACCCAGGAACAGGACAATTTAGCAATCCACAGCTCGATGTGCCAAGTGGTGCTTATATCGGCAATGGCGTGATCAATATCCGCGAAAATTTCTCGATTTTTAGCAAGAAGTTTAACTTTTTGGATGAGGGTCAAAATATTCAATTGGGTTATTTGGATGTTTTAATGGCCGCATCCGAGCCAAACGAACCAGGCGAGATCAGCCTTAACGTCTATATCGATTATAACGACAACGAGGCGACAAATACTTTACCTCAAAATGAGATCAATGACTACAGCCCTGTATCTAATCCGGACACTTTCTTTAATTCGGTCATTCCTACGACTCCATCCGTTTTGAATAACAAGGGCGGTTCTAAGTTTTGGCAGCGCGTTTATTGCGCGACAAGAGCTAGCTTCCTGACCCTTCAATACACTTTTTCGAATGCCCAGTTAGCCGGAGATGCCCAACAAACACAAGTCCAGATCGATGCTCAAATCCTCTGGATTAGAAAAGCAGGTCGAATGACCCAAATTTAGGAGATTTTATGAGCAGCTATCAACCTGGAATCCCTACTGGGACAGTAAACCTAGACGTGGATTACCTAAATATTCAAGCCAACTTTCAGCAGCTTGATACGTCCTTTGGAATTGACCATTTGCCGTTCTCTAACCAGACGGCGCAAAACGGATATCACCAGAATATCCACTTCAATCCCTTTTCGACGACAGTTACTAATCCACCGAATAACTATGTACCAGCAACCTCTTATCCGGCTTCTGTTCCGGCTGCTACTCCTGGATTTGGACAGCTATTTAGTTGCCAAGTCAATGATGGGATAAATTTAGACGAAGCACTCTTTTGGCTTTCCGGAGGCAATAGGCTATCTCCTTTAACCCGAAACTTTGCTCCCAGTTTGGGAACTAGCGGAAAGACTTATCTTCCTGGGGGAATCATCATGCAATGGGGACAACAGGCAGGACTAACGTCAGGGATTACAACTGCGACAGTTAACTTTACTTCTTACGCAAACGTAATTGCTTTCCCAAATGCCTGTTTCTTTATGACCGGAGTGCCTTTTTATACCGGTAGTGCGCCGTCAAGTACAAGCAGCTTTGCCGATGTTTGGTTCAGGTTAGTAAGCAAGACACAGTTTAGATTTACCTTTAACACTAACTCCAGTTCCACAGATGGATTTATGTGGTTAGCATTAGGAAATTAATATGTCAGCTCCATTAGATAGCCAAAATTTCGAAAGTTACGTTCCGGTCTATGATGTTGCACCGGAGAGCATGGAAGACCTAAGAGGATTTATTGTTGAGCAATTTAAAAGACACGCCAATGCGATTAATCTTCGAGAAATTGGATTCTTTTTGGACCAAGAGTTATTAAGTGGAAAAGCGTTTATTCCAGGTGCTAATAACGCAGCTGGAGGAAGTACTTCACAGGCTTATAGAACTGTTTTGAGAAAGGTGATTAATTTTGGAGCATTACCCAATGCTGGAACAAAATCAGTGCCTCACGAAATAACTTTTGATGCGAATTTTACATTAGTTCAAATGTTTGCATCCGCAACAGACCCAGTGGCTTTTATAGCATTTCCGTTGCCTTATGCAGACCCAATAAATATTTTAAATGCTGTAGCTTTAACTATGGATGCGACAAATGTTAACATAACAACAGGCATAAATTATTCGTCTTTCACGCGATGCTTTGTTGTTATCGAATATATGCAGGAATTATAGGGGGATTTATGGGTGGGTTAAAAGATTTTTTCATGGGGACTCCTAGCAAGATTAAGCAGGTCTCCACTTTAAGACCGGATCAAGAAGGTTTAAGCAACCAACTTGTCGGGGCTGGTAAAGGGCGTGGCGCAGGTGGTGCTTTTGGAACGGCCGCGGATTATTACAGGGATTTATTAGGAGATGATTCAGCAGACTTTAATGCGTTTGCAGCTCCTCAATTAAGGCAATATAATCAAGATATTGTGCCTGGAATTTCCGAGCAATTTGCCGGAATGGGAGCCGGTGGATTATCAAGTTCCGGTTTTAGAAATGCTCAAATACAAGGAGCCACGGATTTATCTGAAAGGCTAGGTGCTATCCGAGCTAATTTAAGACAAG